TAGCCAAGGACGTATTTAAAGATGAGAATTACAAACCTTCTGAAGAAGTAAAAGAGCTAGCAAGACGATTTAACGAGTTCTAGGAGACTCCTGGTACAAGATTACTTAGTGCTTCACAAACTGCAGCAGAAGGGCTTATAGCAGCGTTAAATGACTACTCTAGTATTAGTATGGATATAGATACTGCTATAAAGGTTACGAGAATATTAAAAGATGTAGGTAACATAGTAAAGTCGCTAGATATAGCAATGAAACAAGCAAAAGCTGAACAAGCTGAATCTGGAAGAATTAAAGGCGGCGGTACTATAGGTTTATACGAAACTGTTAGATAATGGCAAACATTGAGAAATACATACCTATCCTTTTTCGTTGGGAGGCTGGGATAAATATGAAAGCCAACGAAACAATAGAGCAAGCTTTTGCTAGAGCTAAAAAGACTGGTTGGGCTAATGATCCTCTAGATAAAGGAGGAGCTACAATGATTGGTGTAACTATAGGTACATACCGTTCTTACTGCAAATACAAAGGCAAGAAGGTACCTACGTCTACGGATCTTAAGAATATCACTTATAAAGAGTGGAGAGATATAGTACATACAATGTACTGGTCTAAGTGGAAAGCAGATCTAATAGAAGATTAGAATGTTGCCAACATGATTGTAGATTGGGTATGGGCATCCGGTCAAGGTGTAGGCATTAAACGAGTACAAAAGATATTAGGTGTTACTGCAGATGGTATAGTAGGTCCAAAGACTTTGGCAGCAGTAAACAATGCTGATCCAAAAGATTTATTTACCAAAGTATATAATGCACGAGCTGCTCATTTTCAAGCGATTGTAAAAGCCAATCCTTCACAAAAGAAGTGGTTAAAGGGTTGGATGAATAGAATTAATTATATATATAATCTATGTTAAAGAATAAATTAGACATCTCTGTTAAGAATAACGCAGGTATACGTGTTAAGCCAGATATTATAGTAGGAGAAAGTGGCAGTTATTCTTCCGGAGATATACTCGATGCCAATGCTGTAGAGAAAGTGGTGACAGATAAGATTGGCGCAGTTGTAGGAAATGCAGTAGAAGCTTTAGATACACTTGAAGAAGTAGGTACAGCGTTAGGCCAACTTTCGACAGTCGCAACAACTGGTTCATATGACGATTTGACAGATACTCCCACAATACCTGTAGTTCCTACAGATGTTAGTAGTTTTAATAATGATGCCGGTTACTTGACAAGCAGTGATATATCGTCGCTGACTAATTCTGTCACAAATATACAGAACCTTATTACGGCAGATGAATCGAGCGTCGATCAAGCAATCGATAAGTTTGAAGAGATTGTAACTTTTTTGAACGGTATTGCTCCAGGCAGCGAACTGTACAATATAATAAACAGTCATATAGACAACGGTTCTAGCGGTGTAATAAAACACGTTGAAGTTCTTACACAATCAGAATTTAATCAACTTCTGACAAAAGACGCAAACACGGAGTATAATATTATTTGATATGATAAAGTATATTGTAAATGATACCTCCACAGATTTAAAGCAGCGATATATTGGCGATAATAAAGTTGGACGGGTATTTATAGGAAACGATAAAGTGTGGGAGACGGATGATTGGTATGGTATCCGTTGGTCTGAGAGTACTGGTACAGTAGAACGTATAGGTAAAACAGAATTGCATAGGACATTGCCTCTACAATCGCAAATGCGCAGATGTATGTTACAGGATGACGGAACTGTGTATAAGTATATAAGCAGTTCTAATCCATTTGAATACGAAGATGGTACTACTGCACACTATGATGGTAGTGATGGACAAGTAATGGTAGAGATACCAGCATACCATCACGAATGCGGAAACGAAACGGTAGATGGAGTATTATATAACTACATTAAGCTTTATCCAGATGTCAATTTGGGTGTTACCAGCAAGAAGTGTTATATAGGCGCGTTTGAATTAATACAAGATAATTCTACAAATAGTTCTGCTAAAGGATGTTCAGTATCTATGCTGGATTTATCGGCAATGTAGATTACTACAAGTACCACATCTGTAAACGCAGCCGATGTACAGTATCTTTCAAATGCATCTACGTATAGAAACTATAATTATAGCAATACTGACACTACGAGCGTCAAATGTAGTTATGGTAGACCAACGACCGGTAGAAGTAGATCAACGTTTAGAAGTATTTGTGCCAGAAGAGGAACAAATTGGTCTTAGCAGTCTTGGGAAGCATATAACTCATTATTGAGATTATACTTTGTAGAGTATGCTAACTTTAATAGTCAGGCTATATTCAATAGTACATTAACTGCCGACGGTTATAAACAAGGTGGACTTGGATCTGGAGTAACTGACGCTAACTCAACAGATTGGAACAATTTTAACAGTTACAATCCATTTGTACCTTGTGGTCTTACTATATGTCTTGGCAATAATAGTGGAGCTGTATCATACGTATTCGCCGCAGATGAATGGAAAACAGGTGCCTCTTATATAACAAGTGTGAACTCATACAGAGGTATAGAACTTCCGTTTGGACACATCTGGAATTTTATAGATGGCTTTAACAGGCAAGGAGCTACTGATAACAAAGAAAAGATATATATTTGCAAGGACGTCTCAAAGTTTGCAGAGAACGCTGCAGATGGATATACTCTTGTTTCGTCGACTGCAGTAAGAGCATCTGGAAATGTCGGAGGCGTAATATTGAGCGATTAGGGAACATTCTGGCCTAAACCAGGAGGATCCGCAATATACGGCGATTATTTCTATAATGCATACGCAAATGGCACTTGGTATACGCTGTATGCCGGCGGTTATGCGTATAAGGGTTCTGATGCTGGCTTGCTGTGTTTCAAGGCTAATAATGGTGCTGCTTATTCTGGTGCGGATATCGGTTCTCGGTTGCTCTACATAACAAGTGATTAATTAATTTAAATTATTAACAATAAGGTTATGCAAGGACTGTATACCAGCAGTAATACGAATAATGGTTCTAATACTAGCTTACTGTATTTCAATGCTAATAATGGTACTACTAATTCTAGTGCGAATATCGGTTCTCAGTTACAATCTGTTGACTTCTTAATTTTAACGTCTGCATAACCGCACCCCTTGGTGAAAAATAAAGTATGGTCTAGTAAGTATAGTAGTGTAACACGAGGTGACGAACGGCTAAAACAACAGAGAGATGAAGAGATATAAAAACTTATGGGGCAAAATATGCACATTAGATAATTTTAAACAGGCATATAAAAATGCTATAAAAGGTAAACGAAGATATGAAGAAGTAAAGTTTATAGAGAAATATGGTCCCGAAAAATATCTTTCTGAGTTGTTGGAAGAAGTTAAAGAAAATAGATATAGAGTGTCTAAATACGATGTGTTTACTAAAATGACAGGTGGTAAAGAAAGAGAGATCTGGAAATTACCTATGAGAGATAGAATAGTGCAACATGCAATAATGATACATATAGAACCTATATTTAGAGAAACATTTATTATAGATACGTTCTCTTCTATAAAAGGTAGAGGTATTCACGGCGCTCTAAAAAGAATAAAAAGAGATTTACGTAAACATAATTATACGTATTATCTCAAATTAGATATAAGAAAATGCTATCCGTCTTTAGATTAGAATATATTAAAATAGAAATTAGCTAAAAAGTTTAAAGATAAGAAATTACTAAACTTGCTATACATAATAATAGATAGTTGTGATAAAGGTGTTCCGATAGGTAATTATACATCATAGTACTTTAATAATTTCTATTTTAGCGATCTAGACCACTGGTTAAAAGAATGGAAACAAGTCAAAAGTTATTACAGATACTGTGACGATATTATAATACTAAGCGAATAGAAAGAATATCTAAGAAATATATTCTACGATATAGAGAAACAAATAGATAAATTAAACGTGTAGCTAAAGCAAAATTATTAGATATACAATATCGATATAAAGAGTATAGATTTTATAGGATATAAAATTAGAAACAACTATATAAAGATAAGAAGACGTACTAAAGATAATTTTGAACATAAAACATCTACAATGAACTTTATTTCACTTACAGATAAAGATATAAATGTATTAGGATCTTATTGGGGTATATTGAAACATGCAGATTGTAGGTGTCTTTGGAAGCGTTATACCCTTGGCAATACGTTTAAACAAGTTTAGAAAAATGGTAGACTTCAATAAAAAAATACTGAACACGGATAAATTTAGATAGTCGGCTATCTTTTTTCAAGAGCATGGCTGCTATACATTAGCTCCCAGAGGTACTACCGATTATGTATAGTTTTGGGAGCGAGAAACAAATAGGTGTTTAAACGGATACGTAGCACCTGATGGAGATGCTGTGACTGGGTATCACTACTTCTATTTGAACTACAGCCCTATCATCAAACGTGTAGATACTAAGTACACGGATAAGTTTGGAAATATACGAACACGAAGAGAGCGTATATTTGGTTTTCCTGAATTCTGGGATGGAGACTATTATTTCTTTAATGCGGTAGAAGAAGCTGAACAATAGGGTAGACATCTTGCAGTATTAAAAGCCCGTAAGAAAGGATTTAGTTTTAAAGGTTCTTCGATGCTTGTAAGAAATTATGCTCTGATAGAAAAATCTAAAAGCTTTGCTGTAGCATCAGAATAGAAGTTCTTGGTAGGTGATGGTCTATTGACCAAAGCTTGGGAAATAATGGATTTCATCGATAAGAATACAGAGTGGTCTAAAAGGCGCCTAACTGCTACAAGAATGGAACGTGTATCTGGTTTTAAAGTAAAAGACGAATACGGTAAAGAAACCGAGCAAGGATATAAATCAGCCATTACAGGAGTAACGCTTAAGAATGATCCAGAACGTCTTCGTGGTATACGTGGCAAACTCATATTATTTGAGGAAGGTGGTAAATTCCCTAACCTAGAAACAGCTTGGCGTGTAGCACAACCTTCGATGGAAGATGATGACGGAACTGCATTTGGACTTATGCTTGCTTTTGGTACCGGTGGTACAGAAGGTGGTGCATTTGATGGATTAAAGGAATTATTCTATAACCCTAAGGCGTTCAATATATTGGCATTTCCGAATATATGGGATGACAATTCTGAACAGACAGAATGCGGATATTTCTCTCCAATATACTTAAACATGGAAGGTTATAACGACGATGGTAGTTATAAGTTCATGGATGAGTATGGAAATAGCTTGAGAGAAAAAGCTATCGAAAGCGTGATGGAGTAGAGAAACGCCGTTAAAGACGGTGGTGCTTCACAAACATCTATTGACAGATTTATATCTGAAAGACCAATGAAGCCTCAAGAGGCCGTGTTGGAATTGGGTAAAAATATATTTCCCCGAAAACTTTTAATGGACCAATTGACTAGGATTAGAACTAATACAAAGATCAAAAACATGAAGCATATAGTAGATCTTAGTTGGAATGGTTCTGGTGGCGTACAAGCTACGGAAAAGAAATCTGGGGATATAACAACATATCATTTAAAGAAAGATGACAAACCAAATGGATCTGTAGTCATATGGGAATATCCTATCCCAGACGCCCCATTCGGCTTATACATCGCAGGTTGTCTTACACCAGGCGAAAAAGTCTGGACTTAGCGTGGATTAGTCAACGTTGAAGAAGTGGATCTAGGAGATAAACTAGTAAACAAAGACGGTAAGTTCGTAGACATAAAGAACATTTAGTTGCGAGACAAAGTAAACGAAAATACATATCGCATAAAACCATACGGCTCTTACAGGACTACCAACTTTACTAGCGAGCATCCCATTTGGACAGGAAATAGAGGATTTGTAAAAGCTAGCGAGCTTACAAAAGGCGACTGGTTAGAGATACCAAACGTATACCATTCGGATAAAGAAAAGTACGTATGGACTAGAGACAAGTATGATGATAGAGAACGAAAGCTTGCATATTTCTACGGGCTGTTTACTGGTGACGGCTTTACAAATATAAATAAAAATTCTTACGACGTATACATGTCTATCGGAAAAGACGAAAAAGATTTGGCTAGTTTTTATGACAAACTTGTAGAAGAATTGTTCGACAGAAAATGTATACATGTTCATTAGAAAACCGAACAAAGCAGACGATTTACAGATAAAGAATTGGTATAGCAATTAGATTCTTCTGTAGGAATATCTGCATATACAAAACGTGTACCCGAATGGGTTAAACATGGGAACTACGGAATCAAGCTTGCATTCTTGCAAGGTTTTCTTGATTCTGACGGATCGGTCTTCAAAGATAGAGGTAAGATAAGAGTTAATTTTACTAGCGTAAACTTAGAATTACTAGAAGATATTCAAGATCTTTTATATGCACTAGAGATTAAGAATTCTATTGTAATACATCAGAAAGAATATACTAGTAAACATGGAATACATTCTTTGCAGTCGTATAGAATAAACATAGCAAAAGAAGACAATTTGAAGTTGTCAGAGTTTGCAATATATGAAAGCAGGAAGATAAAACTCTTAAAGGAATCCACGTCAGTCAGCAAAAGTAAGATGAACATTAAGTTTGTCAACAACTATATATGGCTAAAAGTAGAAGATATCGCAGAAGATGTATATACAGGCACAGTTTACAATTTTGAGTGTGATACGCACACGTTTGCATGCAGATGTATTATGACTCATAATTGTGACCCGTTAACAGACCAGCGGGTCTAAAATCGAGCAAAAACGGTGAAAATCTAGAACAGACAACACCGTGCTAATCTTACTGATTGCGAAAGGCAGTAAGACAGTGTAACGCGTAGGAGGTGAATAAATATAATCCTCCCAAGAGTGCTCGACGCCAAAAAGGTGATGATGTACGCTGAGCTACATGGGGACATGTAGAAGTACGGATAAAAAGCCGTGCGATAACAAACCTGACGATCACGACGAGTCGTTTACAAACTCCTTAGGCTCTACTTTCATATTTAAAAGAGTTCGCGCAGGAGAAGCATGGAACGATGTGATAGTTGCAGAATATACGGGGCGTCCTGATACTGCAGAAGAGTATTATGAGAATGTACGTAAACTACTTATATTCTATAATGCTAGATTGCTGTTTGAGAACGAACGTAAAGGAATTTACCCATACTTTACTAATAAACATTGCGATTATCTATTGGCAGATCAGCCAGATAAAATTATTACGGAAGTCTTTAAAGACAGTAGAGTGCAGCGCCGAAAAGGCTGTCACATGACAAAAGCTATTAGGGCATATGGAGAAGGTTTAATTCTTGAATGGCTAATGGAGGAATACGAACCTGGTCACCCTAATTTAGAGAGAGTATACAGCGAGCCTCTTATAGAAGAACTTATAGAAAACGATGGTGTAAGAAACGTAGACCGTGTCATAGCATTATGTATGACAATGATATATAGAGAAGAGTTGTTCTAGGTTAAAGTGGCCGCTGCAAAAGAATAGAATAAGTAGGTTGAGCTTTTTGAACTGCCTTTGTTTGGACGATAGTGGTTTGATTCTGATGACAGTTCACAACAAGACGATACACCTATATTTAGTTTTTAAAATGTAGAAATTTGACAAATACGATATAATTATAATTGCGCTATTGACTGTAGCCATAGCGGGTATATTTGTATGCGGATTTCTTTGCGGATTAAATTGGAGATAACATGATTAGAGTAGAAGATAATTTATACAACTCTTATTTCCCACAACAAAAACTACCTTTATCAAAAAAGAATGAGTAGTGGCAGCACGATTGTGTCAACTATATTATTGGAGAAGGTAATGTTATATCCGGAGGTGTGACAAAGACTCGTTTTGGGGAGATGCAAACCTATTATAACTTATATAATAGTATATTCGACGAAAAGGATTTTAAACGTATAACGAATCCATTTAAAGTAGATGATGGTTTTCCTGCCACGCCACAAGACTTTAATATCATACGCCCGAAGATAGACTTACTTGTTGGTGAAGAAACAAAACGCCCAATGAATTTTAGAGTCGTTAGGACATCGCAAGAAGCTGCTTCGGAACTACAAGATAAAGAGAAAGACATGTTGATGCAGTATATAATGGCGTCAATAACGTCTAAGATGGGTCCTGAGGAACAAGCATAGTTCTAGCAGTAGCTTCAATCTGGGGAGATAATGCCACCAGAGGCTATTGGTAAGTATATGGATAAGGAGTATAAGGATGTTGTAGAAAATACAGCATACCATTCTTTACAATATCTGCGCGAAAAGCTTAATATAGACAATGAGTTTATAAAAGGGTGGAAAGATGGTCTTATCTCAGGTTTTGAAGTATATTATACAGGTATACTTAACGGAGAACCTTATTTAGAACGAGTCAACCCAATGTTCTTCGCCTACGATCAATCTCCAGACTTAGAGTTTATAGAGGACGCATCTTGGTGCTGTAGGAGAATGAGAATGTCTGTTGCCGAGATATACGATAGATATTACGATAAGCTTTCGGAGAAAGATCTCAATAAACTTAATGAGATGCTCACAGGTAGACCTTCTAACGATATGGGCGACAAAGACAAGGTTGACAGTTTTGGAGGTATATCAATGCATATATACGATAACCCTATATATGATCAGAAAACTCGCCATAGCATCAATGTATGGCATTGCTGCTGGAAATCCTTTAAGAAGATATACTATGTTACATACCAAGATGAAAACGGCGAAATACAAAGAGAAATCGCCGACGAATCATATAAGAAACTCGGTATAGAAATATCTGTAGAACCAGACTGGATAATAGAAGTGTGGGAAGGATATAGAGCTGGTTCTGATTTGTTCTTTGGTATACAACCATTAGAATATCAGCATGTAAGTATAGACAACCCTAACAGTTAGAAACTACCGTATACGGGAGCTGTATATAGTAATACAAATAGTAGACCAAGATCTCTAGTAAGTATACTTAAGCCTCTACAATATATGTATATAGTATTGTGGTATAGACTTGAATTGGCT